TTATGGATTAGCTATCAACAATAGTTGGATCATGATGAATCAACATTCACTTACAGTCGTTGAGAAATACGGATGGAAGTGTAGCTTTGTTGACGATCTCAATGGACAACGCCAACCTATCGTGTTCCAAAATCAAGGGAAACCTGTCGCAGGAGTCAGAGCTGATTTAGATCTGATGTTTGTGCGCGTGGGCATAATGCCCTTCGTGAGAGACATTAGAAAGTTTTTCAGTTCTACCGAAGTAGGTCCTAAAATTTGTACGTTGGATGTTTTTGGTGAACGAATGCCTGGAAAATTTCAGAGCACTCTCATCGAGAACCTACAAATTTCCTTGACTGGTTATGTGTATGGTAAGAGTCGACCTGGATTTTGCGGAAAGCCTATTTTTGCGATCCAGAAAACGCCTGCTGGAGTTGACACAGTTTATATAGCTGGAGTTCATTCCGCAGGGCGTGATGAGTTGGGCTGTGCTGTATACATCAACCAGCGAGTTTTGGACCCTTACGTCCCTGTGGCCGGACCGATGAAAAGCGAGTCAGTTGCGACTGATCTCTGTGAAGTGAGTCCCATGAATGGATTCATGAAAGGAGATGATTTCGCCAAGCCTTACTTTCCAATTGGAAGCATGGGCAAAAACTCGCAAGGTCTGTCAAAGAGCCGTTTGGTGCGGACAGAATACCATGACCAACTTATCGATTTGTTCAATGAAAAGAAAGTTATTCCAGATTTGCACATTAAAGGTAAAGTTGTTGATGGTGAATGGTTTGACCCGAAAACGCCAAAGAAAAAAGCTTTTGACATTCTTCCATCAAATGCAGATTTGTATGAAATGGATTTGGCTTTGAAAGATCTGTGTGATCATGGATTGGAAGTGCCTCAGCGAGGACCTTTATGCTTTGAGCAAGCATGTAATGGTGTTGATGGCGATTCGTTCATGAAAGCTATGAATTTGTCGACGTCCTCTGGAGCTGCCAAGCCTTTTTATGGTGCCAAGAAAAACATTGTTGATAGAGAATTTGTAGATCGAGATTTGTTCGAATCTTGCAGATTGTTGGTCAATGCGTATTTCGAGGGGCCTTTGGCTTTGTATTCCAAATGGACTTTGAAAGATGAACCAGTTACCGAAGCCAAGAACGATGTTTGCAAGTTTAGGTATTTCATGGTTTCAAATGTGGCTCCTTTGATTGTCGCAAGAGCATACTTGAATCCGTTGATTTCCTTCATTTACAGCAATCCTGATGTATTTGGATGTATGGGTGGCTTTAATCCAGCTTCAACTGCTTTTGGTGACATGTTAGACAAGTTGCAAAAGCACAAGAATTTGATCATGGCTGACATTTCTCATATGGATACCTCACACCGCACTGTTTTAGCCGAGTTTGTGGCTTTGTTTTTTAAAAGCATTGCCAAAGACATGAGTTATGACGAAAAGGCGCAAACAATCGTTTACCACATCGTATTATCAACTGTCTTAACAGTGGGTATTGTGGATAACGATATTTTCCTCTTTGTTGCGGGCATGGATTCTGGGAGATTGCAAACCTTTATCTTCAACTGCATCGTTTTGTGTCTGTTGTACCGTTGTGCTTTTTACAGAAAGTATCAAGGGCGCTTCAGAGACGAAGTGGAGCTGAAAGCTGGAGGTGACGACTCTGTCGCTAGTACCGATATTAATGAGTTCACCGG